GGAGGGCTGTATGGTAATTAAATATGGACATTTAGGAGGTATTCTAACCGCCTTAATGTATAAAGATAGAATGAAGGCAGAACGCTGGGTGGAGGAGATTAATGCGGACGGGAGTACAGGCTCAAAGGTTCTTGACTCCTTTCTTATCGATGAGCCTTGTTTAGTCAATGAAACGACTAAAGACTCCCCGAAGGGCGATAATCCGGACGTTCCTGTTCAAAATACTTTACTTTCTGTGTATTGTTCACCGAATTGTGGGGTACAGAATGGGGACGTCCTTACATTATCGGTGATGGGCGACGATGGAAATGTACAAAAGGTAATAGAAGTGGAAGCAACTAGACCTTGTTACCTGCCAGATCATATGGAAATTAGATGTTATGAATTGAAGGTGAGTCAATGAGTAACGGTGGAATGGATTACGGTGAATTCGAACAACTTGTTAAAAACTTTAGGGGTATGGTAAAAGACTATCACCAGTTTCTAAATGAGTTCTTAGTTGGTGAAGGAAACCGTTGCTTGGCGGAAACAAAAAGAAATACACCTGTGGATACTGGTAAATTGGAAGGTGCTTGGAAATTAAGTGGTCCATTTAAGAAAGGCGACTCTAAATATGTTGTAATTCATAACAATACCAAATATGCCGGATGGGTTGAGGATGGACACAGAATTATATCTCACGGTGTGGTAAAAGGTTGGCAACCTGGAGTTCATATGGCAAGGGTGGCACTTGTTAGAACACAATTAAGTATGGATAAGAGATTCAATACTGCATTTAATAAATATTGTCGTATGAAAGGTATTACTAAATGACGAGTTTGTATCAAATAACAGATAATGAAGTTATAAGTGGGGTATGTAAAGCAATACATACTGTTTACGGTAATGAATTAAAAATATACAAAGAACACAGAAGTTCTTTAGATTTACCTGCCGTAACTGTTTATTGTATCAACCGTTCCAAAGTAATGGAAAGATTTGATAGATTTACAAATACTTTTAACATTATAATAAATTATTACCCTTATGACTCTGTTAAAATTAATAATAAACGTATGGATATGAATATCCAGGCGGAAAAAATAATGGAATGTGTAAGATACATACCATTACCGGCATACAAGAAAAATTCCGATGGGCAATACGAGGAAATAACATTACCAAGTAGGGCAAGTGAAATACAATCGGAAGAAAAAGATGGTTTTATCCAAATATCTGTAACATACACAGTGAGAACAAAATATGTAGAGGATATAGCCAAAATGAATAAAATACAATGTTCATTAAAACTTAAATAGTAATTATGATACAGTAAACAAAATAGGAGGTAACAATTAATGGCAGGAGGTACTTTTCAAAGCCAAAACAAAGTAAGAGCGGGTGCGTATATTAATTTTAAATCCGTTCCTAAACAACTTACTAAAGTTGGCACAAGAGGAATTGCGACTATTGCTATTCCTTTATCTTGGGGTCCACAACTTGTGGAATTGTATAGCACAGATTTAACTGACGGAAGTTCTCTAGCAAAAGTTGGGTTAGACGTTACAGATGAAGGTGCTTTAATTTTAAGAAAATTATTAATGCACACTTACAAGGCGTTTATTTATCGTTTAGACGCTGGTGGAACTAAAGCCGAAGCTAACGTAGGAACAAACAAATACACAGCAAAATACGCTGGCACAATGGGCAATAAATTGCAAGTTGTAGTTACTAAGAATTTATATGCTTATACAGGTTCAACAATCGGTAATTTCTACGCTGACCAAGAATTAGCAGTTGGTGTGGTTGTTTATTCAGACGAAACATTAGAAACTGCTATCGGTGTAGTTACAGCATATGATGCTAGTGGTAAACTTGTTACAATTGATTCTAAACCACAAGAATCATTCGAAGACGCAACAAGCACAGCTACTACCTACACAGTTCACACTCTTGTAAATGGTGTTAAAAAAGATACACAAACAGTTGCTGACGGTACACAATTAGTAGACAACGATTACATTGAGTTTGATGGTGTTGCTACATTACAACCAACAGCAGGAACTGCTTTGGCAGGTGGTACAGATGGAACTGTTAGTGATGTTGCTTACACACAATACTTCGCAGAAATGGGAAGCCGTAAATTTGATACAATGGGCTTACCTTATGCAACTTCAAAAGCTGTATTGGATGCGGCTAAATTGTTCATTACACAACAAAACGAACAATACGGTAGAAAATGTAAGTTAGTTGTTAAAGACTCTATTACAGACAGTGATTATGTTATTAACAACATTAACGGATACATCACAACTGAAGAAACTGTAGAACCAGAAATTGCTGTTGCGGAAGTAACAGGTTTAGACGCAGGTTGTGCAATTAATGAATCATTAACATACTTTGTATTGGCACAACCAGAAGTGGCAGTAGACATCATTAACAAAATTCCGGACAAAGATGTTGAAAAGGCACTAAACGCAGGTAAATTTATTTTCACAAAACGTGATGACGGTGCTATTGTAATTGAAAAAGATATCAACTCTTTACACACATTTACAGTAGACAAAAACTATGCTTTCTCAAAAAACAGAGTTAAAAGAACTTTAGACGAGATTGCAAACACTTGTAAATTAACTTGGGAAAAATCTTACATTGGTAAAGTTGACAACAACGATACAGGAAGAAACATTTACAAGTCAGATGTAGCTGGTTACTTAACTAAATTACAAAATGATTATGGTGCAATTCAAAACTTTGATAGTACAACAGATATTGAAGTATTAAAAGGTGATGACGTTGATGCAGTAGTTGTTAATTTAGCAATTCAACCAGTTGACTCAATGGAAAAATTGTATATGACCGTTAAGGTTAATGCTTAATATAGGAGGTAACAGAAAATGATGCAACTTAGAGCAGGTGATACAATTAGCGGTCAAGAGGGTAAAGCAACCGCTATAATCAACGGAGAAGTCCGTGATATGTTTTATGTCAAAACCTTAGAAGCAACTGTTGAAAAACAAAAATTGGAAGTTAGAACACTTGGAAAACGTGGTGTTCAACACAAAACTACTGGCTGGATGGGCAGTGGTTCAATGACAATTTACTATGTAACCAGTGAATTCGTTAATATGGCTAAAAACTATGTTAAGAATGGTATTGACACATACTTCACAATTACAATCGAGAACCACGACCCAACATCAACTATTGGAACTCAAATCGTTACATTGTTCGATGTAAACTTAGACTCTATTCCAATTACAAAAGTTAGCGTTGAAGACGAAGTTCTTGAATGTGATATGGACTTTACATTCCACGATATGGATGTATTAAGCACATTTAACGACCCAGCTGTTTAATATATAATAGGTAGTCTGGAGGGTTATAAATTCTTCAGACTACTTTTTAACACACAAGAAAAGGAGAAAACAAAATGGCAGAAAATTTAGTACAGTATTTGGCACAGAACCAAGTTGAAGGTGTAATCGAGGAAGTTAGAATTAGTGGTCGATTAAAAGATTTTACATTTAAAGTTAAACCAATTAATCAAAGTCAATTTAACCACTACCAACGAATTGCTACAACAATCGGTAAAAAAGGACAAGTAAACAAATTCGACAATGGTAAATTTAACGAACTTGTTATTATTAACCACGTTGTAGAACCTAATTTCCGTAGCACAGAAGTTCTAGATACAGTTAATGCAAAAACACCAGAAGAATACATCAACAAAGTATTTTTAGCAGGTGAAATCGTACAACTGGGTGAACAAATTAGTGAAATTTCTGGTTTCGGTACAACAGACGAAGAATTGGAAATTGAAGTAAAAAACTTCTAGCCAGCAAGGATAGGGATACTTGGCACGCCTATTATTGCTGGAACAAACATCACAGGTTTCCACACGAGTATATGGAATTAAGTCGCGAGGAACAAGCGGCAGTAAGGGTATTCTCGGAGGAATACTGTAAAGAAGAAAAACGAAATAATTCCCGTATGGGTTCAGGTAAAGGTAGACGGAGGAGATAACGGTGACGGTAACTAATACATTAAAATTAAATGATAGAATGACACCAGTCCTCCGTTCTATTATGAAAGCGTTAAATTCCACACTTGTTGCTATGGCACAGATGGATAAGGTTAGTACAAAGAGTTTAAATGCGGCAACCAAAGCTGCGAGACAAGCAAGTGAAGCAATAGACCGTATGGGTTCAGTAGCGGAACGTTCCACAAGTAGGGCAACAAAAGGACAAAGAAATTATACAAACTCAATTAAACAAAGTAGGGACGCTTTATCAGATTTAGTGGAACAAGCAAAGGCTTTGGCAGTTACTTATGGGTTAATGCAGGGCGGTGCGGCACTTGTAAATGCAGGGGACGCTTACATTGGTAGTACAGCCCAATTAAACTTAATGCTTCAAATGAACAAAAGCCAGAAAACAGCCGTAGAGTTACAGAATGAAATTTATGCGGCTTCACAACGTTCATTAGGTAATTACCGTGAAATGTCTAAACAAGTTGGTAAGTTAGGTTTACTAGCAAAAGAGGCATTCGGTGGTAATACAGATGAAATGGTTGCCTTTACAGAATTATTAAACAAACAATTTAGTTTAGTAGGTGCAACTCCTTGGGAAAAAAGTGCCGCTTCTTACCAATTAACACAAGCAATGGCATCCGGAAGACTTCAAGGGGATGAATTCCGTTCCATTATAGAAAACGCACCAAT